AATACACTGCTGAACAAACAGAGGAAATGTTCTTAGCGGCATTTGACAAAGTAACAGCCGCAAACGAAAAAGCCGCAGAGTCAATGACTGGACAAATGAGTATGGTAGGTGATGCTGTATTCCAAGTTCAAGAAGCACTGGGTGCCGCATTTAGTGAAAGCCTCAAAGAAGTACTCAAAGATTTCAACGCCGCATTCGCAGAAAACAAAGACAGAATATTAGAAGTAGCAAGTGCAATTGGTAGTGCATTGGGTGATGCATTGTCATTCTTAGTGGATAATATGAATATTATTATTCCTTTAATTACAGCATTTGCCGCAGGATGGGCCGCAATCAAATTTGTTGCTATTGCACAAGGTATAATGGCAGTTAGAACAGCAGTGTTGGCAATGAACACTGCAATAATGGCAAATCCAATTGGTGCAGTGGCAGCCGCTATTGCCGCAGCCGCAGTTCTTATTATTACATATTGGGATGACATCAAAGCCGCAGGCGTTAGTGCATATCAAAACATTGAATTAGGTTGGACCAAGTTGTCATTATGGTTCTTGGAAGTGTTATCACCTATATTGGGTGGTATCAGAGACATGTTCCTTTCAATTGGGGACACAGCACAAGCAACATGGGCAGGTATCAAAGCCGCCGCAACTGATGTGCTTAATCCTGTTGAAGCATTTAACGCCGCATTTGACGAAACCATACTGGCATTGCAAGAAGGCAGAGGTGAAAGTGAAGTATTTGGCGGTAAAATAGAAGAATTAAAAGGTAAAATTGCTGATCTCGAAACACAAATGGAGAGTAGCACTGAAACAACCACTGATAACACAGAATCTACACTGGCCAATGCTGAAGCAACAGATGAATTGGCAGACAGCACTGCAAATTTAGCAGAAGAAACCGCTGGTGCTGTTGATCAATGGACACAATTGGCAGAACGTGAAGAAGAAGCCACCGAACAAATCAAAGCAGTAACAGATGCTTATGCAGATTACATTGATGAATTACGTGAAGATGTAAGACTTGCTGGTCTTAGCAACGAAGAACGTGAATTACAAATTGAATTAGCCAAAGCATACGAGGCTGCCGCAAAAGAATTAGGTATTACTGTGCATGAACTCAGTGATACAACCAAAGAAAAGATTGAAGCAGAGATAGAAGCATTAATTGAAAGTCGCAGAACCAAAGAAGAAGAAACAGAGAACTTTGTTAAAGGCGAACAAGACAAGCAAAAAGAATTAGATAGAACATTAGAACGTATTGAAAACAACATGGCGGCACTAGAAGCGGCCAGTATAAATGCTGTTGAACGCATGCAAATGGAACACGAATACATGCGTAAAACAATTGGCTTATATGGTGAAGAGCGAGAAGTTGCTGAAGCATTGCATGAGTATGATGTCAAGGTTCATGAACTTGAAACCAAGATGGAAAATGACATACAAAAATTGCGTGAAGATGGACACATCAAAGAAGCAGAAATGATGCAGGCTGAACTAGAACAGTTCCGTGAAAGCAATGAAGCAAGAAGAGAAGAAATAGCCAAAACAGCACAAGCAACTGCAGAATATCAACGTTCATTTGAATATGGTTGGAAAGAAGCATATGGCAATTGGATGGATGATGCCGCAAACGCCGCTAAATTTGGTGGACAAGTGTTTACCACATTTGCAAATGGCATGACTGATGCAATAGTGGACTTTGCAATGACTGGTAAATTGTCATTTAAAGATTTGCTTGATAACATGAAACGTGTGATTGTCAGATTCTTAGCAGAAGCCGCTGTTAAACAGTTCTTAAAATTCTTAATGGGTAAATTCAGCAGTGGTGCATTGGGTGGTATATTCTCAGGTATCAGCAAAATATTTGGATTTGCTGATGGTGGTTACATACCTGGTAACAAAATGGCCATTGTGGGTGAAGAAGGACCTGAGCTGTTTATGCCAGCCAGCAGTGGAACCATTATACCTAACTTTGCCGCAGGTGGCATGATGGGTGGTGGCACTACTCAAATAACATATAACATTTCAGCAGTAGATTCACAGAGCTTCAAGAATCTAGTGGCAAGAGATCCTGAATTCATATATAACGTAACTGAAGCAGGGCGTAGGAGGGTTCCACAATAATGAGCTTACAAAGTATTATAGATAAAGCAGAAACACTGACAGTGTTCAAAAAGAAATTGAGTGGTAGCACAATCAGCCGCAGTGGTAGAATTAGAACTGCACAGGTAGCAAGTGCTCAACCATTTAGATTCAGTGTGCAATATGCGCCAATGCAAAAGTACGAACCATTAAGGGGTGTGTTAGAAGAAATAGATAGGTTAGACACTGTGTTTACAGAAGCAATCGATATTGGTAGCACAAACACAGGTCTCAGTTGGATTACCAGTTATCAAGGTGATCTAAGTGATGCACAGGTAGGTCAACTCACTGTTGACAGTGCCAGTGCCCAAACAATAACAGTAGATACAAGTGCGGTAACTGGATCCACCGCAACTGATTATCTGGTTAAAGCAGGCGACTACATACAATTTGATACTGGTTACAAGTATCCTTATTGTGCAACACAAGACGTGCAAATAGGCGCTGTAGGCCCTAGCACCACAGCAAGTATTCCTGTGCATAGACCTATTCTAAGTCAAAATGGTTATACCATTGCAGGCAAAGGCATATTGGTAGGCAATGATGTTACATGGCAAGTTAAAATGTTAACCAAGCCAGCATACACTGTTTTACCCAGTAGATATGTAGAATTTACTGGGCCTTTTGAATTAATGGAACTTATAGAAGACTAATATGGCAATTTATAATAAATTTGCAGTTCCTATAGTCATAGCATCAAATGTGACCCAAGGTGATAGCACCATATCAATCAGCAGTAGTATTGATGATTTACAACCAGGACAAACCGTTTATGCTACCCCTCTAGTATCAGGAAGTCGACCTGTATACATAGGTTCTATCAGCGGTGTTGTTTCAGGCACAATAACATTAAGTGCACCTGCACTTAGTTCAGCAACAGCCGGTGCAGCCAGTTATGCCAGTGGTTCTGATATTGCACACGGTTTGTTTATTGATTTACAGTTAGGCGATACCACTTATTACATTTCAAATGTTTATGATGCTATCACTGTAAACAGCAATCAATACACAGCATTGGGTGATTTTTTGTTTGTGGAAAATTTTGTTGAAGATTACAAAACCACAGAAGGCACATTGGAAATAAGTCTCAGTGGCATACCCAACAACATTGATTTTATCAGTCTCATACAGGGTAGCAAAATCAAAGGTGGTGAAGTCAGTGTTAGACGAGTATTTTTTGATACCACAACACTTTCACCAATAAGCGGTGAAGTGTATTTAAGATACAAAGGCGTTATCAGTAACTTCAACATAGATGAGAACACTAATTTTATTGCTGGGCAAAGCACAAACACTCTTGTGTTCACAATCAGCAGTGTGTACACAATATTAGGCAAAAAAATCACAGGACAAAGAACAAACGCCGCAGATAGACGTAGATTCTATCCAGGTGATTCATCATTTGACAATGTTACAAATATAACATCATTACCAAAATTTGGATAAGATATGGCAGGCGAATTAAACAATTTATTTTCAGCAGTTAACCAAACACTGCAAATTGCAGGCAGTGAAGAAACAGTGCGTAGCATTGTTAGTTCACCGTTAGCAACTGGTGTAAGACCTGCTATTGGCACGAGCTTTTTGCCAAGAACACAAACCCTGCGTATTTCAAGTGGTGCTGATCCAAGTGTTACAGGTGTTAACCAAAATGACAGATCGCAAACACCTCCAGGTGCAATGAACAAAGTGCCTAGACTGTATGGTAATGTCACAACAGGTGGTGTTATTATTGATGCAGTTAAAAGCAATGCAAACACAATATTTGTTGCAATGGTGTTAAGTGAAATGAACAGCAATTATGCAGGTGGTGGATTTGATTACTATGATACATATCCTGCAGGCAGTGAAGAAAAGCCATTTGAGTTGCATGATGTTTATTATGATAATTTTAAATGTACTGTGAGTGGAAATCCATTACCATCAGGTTTTGGTAAAATTACTACACTTAATCCATTAGATGGTAGTTCTAGTATTGATATTAGTGCCGCAAATGTATTGCACACTTATGCATGGGCAGGTAATTCAGATGCCAGTTCTATGATATTTCCTGTAGATGGCTATGCTGGATCTATATATGCAAGAAATGCATATGATGTTTTTCCTGGCTGGACAGCAAACGCAAATCCAATGACTGATTTGGTATTTGCTATTGTAGAAGTAGACAGATTAAATGAAGATATTGATCCCACAGCAAACATTGAAATTGATGAAATAGGCGAATGGCGTTTTACACTAGAAACAAGAGGACTATTATATCCACGTGCTAATGTAGGTGATCCGGATGATGCTAGATACCTAAGCAACCCTAGTGGTGCAATGCAAGATTATTTGTTAAATAACACATATGGTGTTGGATTAACAGAAGCAGACTTAGACAGAGATTCTTTTAACGCATGGTATAGTTATTGTACAGAAAATTATTATTATGTGTCCACTGTAAACAAAGGATCATATGTAGGTACTGGTACTTATGACGGTGAAACATATTATGTTTATTTGGATGGCGACCGTTGGAAAACAGGTGCATTTATAAATCCTCAAGTGACTGTGGCAGAAAACATCGATGAGATAGCCAAGAGTGGACAAGGCACACTAGCATATGATAACCGAACAGGTAAATTTCGTGTGTTGGTAAACAGACCAATGACCACTGCTGAAAAAGCAAATGCATTTTTATTCAACAGTGATAACATTGTGAGTGGCATACAGGTTAACTCAACAGACTTATACAGTCTATTTAATTTTGCTGATGCATCTTTTCCAAATAATTTACAGCAAGATCAACCAGACACTGTGATTGTGCAAACACCCACAGAAGATAAATTAACTAACGAACCAAACAGTGGTATGAGCTTTCAGTTAACCGCTGTTACAGATAGATATCGTGCCGCACAAATGGCAAACAACAGTCTCAAAGCCAGTAGAATAGGCAACATGTGTCGTTTTGATGCAGATTACAGCACACTAGATGTACAAGTAGGTGACTTTGTTAAAATAACAGAAAAATCAAAAGGCTGGGATGAAAAGTTCTGGCGTGTGATGAGAGCAACTGAAATAGAAGGTGATGAAGGCGAAGTTGTAATGCAATTCAGTTGTTTGGAATATGATGAATTTGTGTTTGAAGATATTTTTTATGCTGAAGACAGAGACAGAGGTTTTGCAACAGGCGTAAGCAAACGTGAAACATTTTTTCAATGGAATGAATTCTCGTTTGAAGATGTGTACGAAAGCCAAAGTCCAGTATTAGTGCAAAATGAATTTGATCCCGGTTCCAGTAATGACGGTTGGGATATAATCATTGTAGATAACCCACTCAGCGGTAATGGTAATATTTTCTATGCAAATGGTGTATTTAAATCGTCAGAAACAATAGCATCTTTATCATTTACTATTGATCCTAATGATGACAGACCTGTTAGTCTTGGTCAAATAGATACTGACAATGAACCATGGGCGGCTGTGGCAACTGTGATTGATGTTCCAAGCAGTAATGCAAACATTCAAACCAATTGGGATAGCGTGACAATATCATTGATAGGTCAAGATGGTAATGAGGGCACACAGGCCTTTACACAAACCTATGATACATATGATCATCCACCAGATGCAATTTATGGTTGGACCAGTATAGCACTTAACAAAGTTAGCAGTGGCACATATAAAATAGCAGTTCAATATAATCAAAATGACAGTGTGCCTTCACGTAGTAGTGGTATTAGTTATACACCTAATGTAACAATTACTCAATATAGATGTGATGGTAATGCACTATTAAACACTTATGGTACTGGTACAGAAATAACGCAAACAGCCACAATGACCAGTGTGCATATACCCGCAAACACTAACAGAGAAATGCACACACCAATTCAACATGATGTTTGCAATATCAAACAAGGTGAATTCACATTTACCACTAACTATACGCCAACATGGAGCAGTATTGCCGCATTTGACGATATTGCGTTTACACCAACAGGTAACATATTATTTGTTAATGATGCAAACATTGCAAGTCATGTTGTAGCAATTGGAGGCGGTGGTATAGATTATACAAACATTGATGCAAACGTTGCGGCTAATTTGCTTAATAATGTGCAAACAGTTACTTCAACATTCAGCACAGATCCTGCATTCCATGGTTTGAGCAGTGATTGGTATCCAAGTAGAATAAATGTTGTTATGATAGGTAACAACAGTGCAACTGGCGGTGATTTTACTGACGTTAGTTATTCAATCATAAACCAAGACGCATTCTATAGAAACCAGTAGCAAAATTACTGTTTTGCATAAATAGTAACATAACAACTTTTATGCGCCTTAGTGCATAAATTTTATCCCTCAGGAGAGAATCATGGCAGGTAGACTTTTATCATTTAAAGATTATATAGGTGGAGCAGACAATGTGTTTGTCAAAGAAATGTTCCCTAATGATCAAATTCAATACACTTACGATTTCGGAGTAGATGTAAGTGGTTATCAATTTAGTGCTGATTGGCAATCAATTGTTTTATCAAGTGTAACATATGATCGTGTTACAGGAGATCCTAATTTTGCAGATACAAATGTAACAGGATACTTTGATAACTATGGATCATTTGACGATTCTAATGTAAACATTAACATAGCACAAGCGGCTACCGGCCTAATTACTCTCACAATACCAGAAAACCGTTATACCGGCAATGTTACCCCAGACGCAAGAACAGACGTAGTGGGTACTGTATTTTCTTTTGAATGGGAAACAGATGATAGCCCAGCACAAAAGCAAAGACATAGATATCTTATACTAGAGAGATTTGATCCAAGAGCCGGTAAACCACCAACAGGAAATATATCAGCAGAACCAGGCTTTGTTAGTCTTACCAGTTAAGGAGCAGTAAATGTCAGATATAATTTTACAGGCATCTACTAGCAATGTTACGGTAACTAGCACACCTGCCAATATCACAGTTACTGAACAAGGTGGTGCTACATTCAATGTTACCACAACACAAAATACCGTAAGTGTAAGCAGTTCACCAGTAAATGTCACAGTTAGTGCAACAGCACTAATATCTAATGCGGCTGTGAGAACAAAATTAAGTGTTGCTAACATCAGCGGTTTTGGTAATTTATCATATGATAACAGCCTTACATCAAATGGTGTATTTCAATACACAGGTGTAAGCACCAGTGAAATCAGAGGCACATTGAGTGCAACAGATCCAGTAGTATACAACAGTGGTACTGGTCAACTCAGCCTAAACAATACCACACTGTTAAATGGACAAACCACAGACAATTTAACAGAAGGTACTAGTAATTTATATTTTGAGAATTTTAGAGCAAGAGGTGTAATTGGAAACATTGCGCCTATACAATATAATGTACTCACAGGTATTATTTCATTAGATACAGATGCTGTATTTTCAAACACACTTGCCAATGCTTGGTTTACCAGTCAAACAACTGATAATTTAGCAGAAGGCAGTACCAATTTATATCTAAATGGTGCAGGTACAACTGATGACCTAACAGAAGGTAGCACAAACCTATACTATACAAATGCTCGTGTACAAGCATACATTGATGCAGGCTTACCTGCTTTAACAGTAAATGGTAATACTGATGTTGTCGGTAACTTAAATGTTACAGGTGGTACATACATACAAGATCTAAATGCAGACAACATTGATGCCAATGGAAACATCACATTCTCATCAGGTTATCACATTATTGGTCCTCATGGTAAAATCAATTTCAATCAAGAAGGTGTACATAACACTCCTACAGTGAGTATTACTGCTGATGAAGATATAACACTTTATTTTGCAAATAACACAATATTTCCTGGTTATGGTGGTAACATCAATTTCCAATCAGGCTATCCAGGTACAACTGCATATTATCCAGGTAATGTAACCACACATGCATTCTTAAACAGTGGTGGATATGTATTTAAAGACGATTTAGACAGTGAACTGATATCTTTAATTGGGGATGGCTATCCTGATACTACTTATAGATTAACTCATGATGCAAATGTTATAAACCGTTTTAGAGGCCAGACTGTTATAGGACAAAATAATGGTACTGGCGCTGATTTAGATTTATATGGTGCTAATAATACTGTGCGTGGTAATAACACCGGTGGAGAAAGTGATTTATTTATTGGTAGCGATAAAGATGTAGAAATTTCTATAAACAGTGCCAACAAAACAACCAGAGAAAGATATTTTAGGTTAACCAGTAAAGGTTTCCATCCAAGTGTTGATACAGATTATATACCACTTGAAATTGAAAACACAGGTAATGTAACATTTGATATAAATCCAAATGATTATTTTTCAAATCAATCATTTAAGATTGTAAATGATAGAACAGCAGGCAGTGACAAAATATTTCATGTTACTGCTGAAGGTGGATCAAGTGCAGGAGGCAATCCATCTTTTATAACTGTACCTGGTACAGTTAAAATGTTGAATGATCGTTTGGTCATAAGACATTACAATGAATTCGACTCAGCAGTTAACACCACAAATGGTAAAGAAGTATTAGCAGGTAACATTATATTAACAGAATCTGCTTCTTCACCTCGTCATAAAATTGTTGTTAATTCTTCTGATGGCCCAAGAATTGTATCTAAAGATATTATTACTTTACATGCGAATTCAGATAACGACGGCGGTTATGTACTAATACAAAATGGTAGAACTGGTACACACATAGGTTATTTTGGACCAACCAGTATTAGTCTTTACAAAAATACAAATTTACAAAATCAAAATATTAATAATGTTAACACTTTAACAGCAGTCAAAGTTGTTACAGATACGCTTGAACCTAAAACAAGTGGTAACATAGAAGTTACTGGTAATTTAAATGTACAAGGCAATTTAAATTATGTAAACGTTGAAGATTTATTGGTTAATGATCAAAGTATTACACTTAATTATGGTAATGCTAGTGCTAGAGATGCATTTATATATGTAGATAGAAGTGGCAGTGCTCTAAACAATGCACACATCAAGTGGAATGAAACAAGCGATCAATGGGAAATATATGATGGTACAAGCACATATAAAATACCAACAAGCACAGATGACTTAGCAGAAGGTGCAACAAATTTATATTTTACATATGATAATGCAAACACTTGGTTAGCAACAAAAACCACTGACGATTTAACAGAAGGCACCACAAACAAATATTACAGTTCAACATTGTTTAACACTGACTTTGCTGGTAAGACAACTGATGATTTAACTGAAGGTGTTGCCAATTTATACTTTACAACTGCTAGAACAAACAGTGCAATAGATGCTTACATAGTAGGCGGCACTGGCATTGATTATGCTAGTGGCACAATTGACTTGGCAGATACCGCTGTAGCACCTAACACATATGGTACAGGCACAGTGGTACCGCAAATCACTGTTGACCAACAAGGTAGAATTACAAGTGTTACCAATGTGTCAATAACAGCAGGCAGTGGTACAGTAACCTCAGTTGACAGTGGCGCAGGTTTAACAGGCGGTCCTATTACAAGTAGTGGTACACTTGCTGTAGGTGCAGGATACGGTATAACTGTGAGTGCAGATGCAGTAGAAGTCACAAACAGTGAAATACAAGCACAAGCCAATGTGGCTTTTGGTAACAACACAACTGATAATTTAACTGAAGGCACTACAAATTTATATTTTGCAAACAGTCTAGTTGATAATTGGTTAACCAGTAAAACAACTGATGACCTAACTGAAGGTACGGCCAACTTATACTATACTACAGATAGAGCAAATAGTGCAATTGGTGCATATCAAGGTGATATCAACACTGCTGGCAATATCACTGCTGATATTATCACCGCAACTGGTGAATTCCTCGGTGATTTAGATGGTGCTATCTCAGTAGGTGTGTTCAATAACACTGCCTCAACCCTTACAAAAGGACAAGCAGTATACATTACAGGCGCACAAGGCGATGAAGCCTGTGTTGCACTAGCAAACAATCAAGTTGCCGCACAAATGCCAGCAATGGGTATTATCAAAGAAAACATTAGTGCAGGTGCAAGTGGACAAGCCGTTACAAATGGCACAATGAACTTTACTGGACATGGTTTTACTGTAGGTGCTGACTTGTATGTAAATGGTGCAGGTTTACTCACAGAAACCATACCAACTGGTGAAGGTGAACTACTACAAAAAATTGCCAAAGCATTAGCACCTAACTTTATACTTGTACAAGGTGCAGGTAGAACAAATGCTACACCTAACTTGAATGATGGTAATATATTTGTAGGTAATGGCAGTAATCAAGCAGTAAGTGCAGACCTAAGCAACTTTACATACGCAATTAGTTCAAATGCAAACATAACCACAAGTGCAAATGTCGAAGGTAATTATGTAATTGGTGAAACACTGGTCAGTGATTATCCAAACACACCAGGTTATACACAAACACTACCACTAGGTGGTTTATTCCCAGGTTCTTTCTTTGGTGGCGGTGCTGATGATATTTTGGTAGATGTGTATCCAAATACATATAACCAAATAGGCAGTATATTCCAATTAGAATTTGAAAACACAACTGGCACAGGATCAGCCAATATTAATGGAGTTACATTTTATTCAGACGGTACTGATGTAAGTGGTGGTGATGAAAACCTTATATACCTTTACACAGATGCATCTGCTACAACCAAAGCAAATGCACAAACATTAGGCTTTGATGGCAATTGGATGAACTGGCCCAGTGGCGGTAATGTTTTAACCAGTTATCAATCAGTGGGTAGCACACAGTGGCAAATTGAAGGTGATGGCGGTGGCCAATTGCTGTTCAAGAACCAAGGCTTTACAAATGTCACACTGTCAACATCAGGTGATATAACAAATACAGGTTATTTAAAAACAGATGATATCAGAGTTGGTAGTGGAGAATTTGTATTTGGTGGAGTAGATGGTGCTATTGATGCACAATTACTCACACTGTACAAAAATGAAACAAACCCAACATTTACAGATCCTGCTATTAGCATTATAGGTGGTGGTGCACAATTTGCAGTTGAAAATGATGCTACACCAAACCTTAACCAAGAAAATGGCTTGGTGTTAAAACAAGGCAGTGCTCAAGCAAATTCATTGTACAGTACACCTAGGTATGCATCATACAAATATGGTGGAGGTACTGATTTTGCAAATCTATCATACACTGTAAGCAGTGATGGTGATTGGACTTTGTCAATTGATTCTAAAGCACACAGAGAAGTATATGACGTAACAGGTAATGTGGTTACACCAGTAGGTGGTGTTGGATTAGATGGCGGACGTTTACATTCAGTAGCGGCCATTGTCGCAAAAACAGCAAACACCAGTGCTAACGTAACTGCTACAATTCCTGTGAGTGGTAGTACTTACAGAATGGCGCCAATTGCAAATGGTATAATTGCATTTAAGACACAACAATTTGACGTTGCTAACAGTACCACAGTAAAAAATGGTACAGCATTCCCTTACAATGAATCACTGGATTATCCAGAATCCACAGCAGTGTTTATTGATGATACACTGAACATTGGTAGTGATGAAGGCACATACTATAGATTCCCACCAACACCAGGTACAAATGGACAAGTACTGCAATTAGACAGTGCTAATGTTTTACAATGGACTACAACTGTAACTAGTGTTGACAGTGGAGATGGTTTAACAGGTGGACCAATTACAGGTAGTGGTACTTTGGCAGTTGGTGCAGGTTATGGTATAACTGTAACAGCAGATGCAGTAGAAGTAACAAATTCGGAAATACAAGCACAAGCCAACATTGCAATTGGTGACAATGCAAATATATTCTTAACAGATCAAGATACCACACTAACTGGTTCACTTACAACTGCAAATGTAACATTAGCACAATTCCAAGAAACAGTTGTAACAACTGCTAACGTAAGTGGTGCAACCTCATTTGATGTAAGCACAGGCTCAATATTCAAAGCAAATGTTACAGGCGATATAACCAGTCTTGCACTGTCAAATGCAGTTGCAGGAACAAGTGCAACAATTATATTAACGCAAGGTGCAACAACAGGCACACTAACAGCAGGAGCAAGTTGGCTATGGGCAGGAGGTGCTAAAACACTGAGTACAACAACAGGAGATGTTGATCTCATAAGTGTTGTTTATGATGGTACCAACTATTATGCATCATTGACTACAGGATATGTAACATAATGCCATTTAGTGCAAGACAAGGCTTTTTTAAATTAGCAGTAAGCGGTGATATTGCTTGGTATGAATATGATCGTGCCAATTATGAACCTATTAGTGAATCTTTAACAGGCGGAGGTGTTGCTAATAGTACATTTAGTGTTTCACCTATGACAACATCTTTGGCATATAGAGGTGGTGTAGCACATCCAAATGGTAATATTTATTGTGTGCCTAGAAACAGTGGTGATGGATTACTAGAAATAGATCCTAACAGCGAAGCAAACAGCACATACACTTATGGAGATCTCAGTCTATTAAGTGCAACAGGACAAGCATATTTTCACAGTTGTTGTTTAACAGAAAGTGGTAACATACTGGCAGTGCCTTTTAATTATGATTACATAATGCAAATTGATCCTGTGGCACAAACAGCAACAAAATTTGGCTTAACAGGCAGAGATAGCGGTCCATTTACCAGTAGTGTACAATTTACTGGTGCAGTGTTAGCACCTAATGGTAATGTTATTGCTATACCTCAACAGTATGGTGATTTTTTAGACATTGATCCAGTAAATGAAACAGTCACAGTAACTGACTTTGGCTTGACGTTGCGTAGTGGCACAAATGAATTCTTTGGTGGTTGTAGATCATTCCAAGATAACAAAATTTATCCATCACCATTGAGATATCAAGGCATTGTGGCTATTGATACAGATGCAAAAACAGCAACAACCAGTCAATACAGTCAAAGTTGGCCAGGAGTAAACAATCATTATGGAACTAGTTGTGATAAATTTGGTAGAATAATTTATGTAGGCGGAGAAAACACTGTACCTCATAGAATATTTGATCCTGATTCTAACACTGCTAGTACATTTACTGGTAGTCCAACACTGACTGGTTTTAGTTATGGTAGTATTCAAGGTGCAGACGGCAATGTTTATACAATAAGCAAAGGCAGTGCCACAAGAAAAATTATTTTTACGTCAAATACAGATGTGTCACCTACCATAAACACTGTTCAAAGTGATACCAATAATAAAATGATTGCCGCGGGTACAACCGATGGAGAAATCATAATATTGAGAGATGGTGGTAATGCCACAGCATTCAAATTAAATCTTAATACTAGTCCAGACATAGATAATTTTGCAAATGTTGTGATGACACCTTATATGAATGCAGGTAGAATATAATGATACAAAGTGTTTATAGATTAGATACAGGTATATATTGTGGTTGTACTGCAAATGCAGAACATTATGATACAGAAGTATTTGGAATAACAACACAAACACCGCCTGAATATGATGAATTCACACAACAAGCATATTATGTAGACGGTGCATGGGAGATCAGAGATGCCAGTTAGACGTGTAAAAGGTGGCTATAAATGGGGCACCACAGGTAAAACATACAAGACTCGCGAACAAGCAGAGCGTCAGGGTAGAGCAATTAGAGCAAGTGGTTATAAAAAGAAAAAGAGTAGGAGAGGGTAATGGCAAAATATTATGGCAGTGAATGTATAACAGTCAGTTGTGCAGGACATAAAACAGGAGCCGCATATTTTAGACGTGGAGGTAGAAGTCTTACTTACAGTTCACCTTCTTTTAACAAAGGTATGCGTATAGCACAACAACAAGCAAAAAACAAAGGCACTAGAAGCCGATTAAGTCATACAAAGAAGAGCAAATAATGGCAACTACAAGTGCAGGCGTAAGCGAATTATTTACAGGTAACAAGCCAAGAAAATTAAAGGAGAGCGAAATGGCAAAGATGCGTGGTGGAAAGAAAAAGAAAAAAGGTGGAAAGGGTAGCAAAAGAGGATAAGTGGTCCTCATATTTTGCTAAGATCAAGGGTGTATGCCCTTGGAGTTACAGAGCATATATGGCAGATACAATACTGTTTGTGGATTATGCAGAAACAGACTTCAACACTTGGAGACTGTTTTTAAAATACACAAATTTCGAAGCAACAGTGTTCAAATGCCCTGAAAAAACGCCGGATTGGTTAAATAGTAAGTGCGACGAATTAAACGCACTTCAATCAGATTATGAATGGTTATGGAGTCACCCTGATGAGGATTCAGGTGACGGTCATAGCACACATATACCGGTTTTAATACAACAAAATCGCGAACAATTAGAAATGTTGCGAGAAAAGTTAGGATATGAAGATGAAACAGAGATTGATTAGATATTTGAGAAACAATTATGAGTATAAACAGTCAGCGCCGGTGTATTTTAAAATTCTGCGTGGTGAAATAACAACTGTAGAACAGATTGCTGACGAGATGATGTTATGCCAAGAGTAACCACACAACAATTAGCAAATGAAATTGACGTAATTAAGAGAAACCACCTTCATCATATGGCACAAGATATAGACGAATTGAAAGAAGATCTAAAAGATACAAGAAAAGAATTTAACAGCAAGTTAGACCGTTTAGACAACCGCATTTGGTGGATTTTAGGTTTAACTGTTACAACTCTTGTGACCATATTAGTATCCTCAATGGCGTCTTAGACAGCACTAGACGCCGTATAACATATGGCAAACAGAAAAAAGCAAAGCAACCTACAACGACTATTATATTACATAATAAGAGCCACAAAAACAAGTTCTGGCTGTTGGGAATACATGCCCAAAAAATATTCTGATTATATACATTTCAAAACCAGAGGTTGTGAATACTTTACAACCAACAGCACAATGCTACATCGCTTCATTTATGCTGTTTATAATGATACCCACTTAACACCAGAAAATGTTATAATGCACACCTGTGATAACAGAATATGCATAAATCCCAAACATTTGGTGTTAGGAACCATTCAAACCAACAACGCCATGCGAGTCAGACGTCAAAAAGCCCGAAAAAGAACCAAATAATCAGTAGTAAATCTCCTAAAAGACATAAATAAATGTATATAAAAGGAGGCCAATATGATTAAAGGCACTAGAACAGTGAATGGTAAAACACCATTCGAACAAAAATGGGGCATTTCAGCAAATGAATTAGCACAGCAAGAAGGTGTAGGTACACCTGCTATACACATGCGAGTTAATTTATATGGAACACCCTTTCAACGCAAAGCAAAACCCACAAACATAGAACGCAAGTATGGTGCTACCATATTTGAATTGGGCAAACAACTGAATTTACATCCTATCAGTGTTGTACAACGTGAGCTATGGTTTGGTGATGTTTACAGAGAAAGTGATAGACCATCACACAACAGAGGTAAATCACTAAAACCAGAAGAAGAAAAGAAGTGGCGTAAACACTACAAAGATGTATTTTGGTTGCATGAAAATCATCCTGATTATGACCGTGCAAGAGCAGGCAATTGGGGAGAAGATGATGCATAGTACTCTGTTACCAGAAAGAACTTATGACAACATAGCAGAACAATACACTGTACACTATATTGTTAAGCCTGGCAATGCTAAAAAACATGTGGTTATGCGTGATGAAGATTTAAGTTACATATATCATTGGCTAAACAGAATGTTAGCAGATTGCGCCAGCAAGCAAAACATTGAGCCTGATATTTTTCAAATGGCCACACGTTTTACTAAAAAATTACCAAAGAGTGGCTTGGAAAAAACAGGTAACAGTCTGTTCAGTTATATAGGTGGATTGTGTAGCAATAGATATAGAAATCCCAATCAAGACTTTACACAAGGTCAATTGAACACCATAGAATTCTGTTTTGATGCAATATATTTTGCATATGGAGAAAATGGTGAATTTGATGAAAAGGATTTGGGTTATGATATAAAAACAGGTGTACCAAATGAACCACCACAACGTATAACTTTTGTAGAGGTATAAAAAAACCCCCTATTGCTAGGGGGTTTAACCGGGTTTCAATAATTTGGCACAATTATTTGAAATGTAATTACATAAGAGAAATCTTATGAAATGTAGTTAGGAACAAAGTGAATAAATCGGAGGCCATTCGTCATTATTCGGATCGATAACTTATGATTAGGAACACCTTTGTCTGGCAACAATTAGTTCATATAAGGGGAACTAGGTGTTTTAATGAAGAAAATGTTCCTAACTACAAATAATATTTATCAATTTTGGCAATTGACATACACAAAATTGGATATATAATAGTAAGGCAACAAGCATATATTGGCAGTATATGTGGGGAACTAAAACAAATTAATGGAGAAAAAATGAAAGACCAAAAAAATTTAACCAGTGATGCTAATCACTATAATACTATTAACAATAAAATAAGTAATAATGAACAAGTAATAAGTAACAAACAACAACTAATATATAGATTTGCATCTGACACATCAGATGACAAAAGATCTACAAATAAGTTAAATGAGTCCGTTGACTCGACTTCGTCGAAAGATTATTCGTTCATAACTGAAAAATATTGTGTAGCGGCGCAGAATTTACTCCGCAAAGATATTTTTTCTGTTTCATTCTCAGTACTGGGCAAAAAGTCAGATCACCGCCGCAGTATGAACATAGACGTGATATTTGAACCCGGTGATAGACCATACAAATACAAAGTTGATATGGTTGGCAGTCGCTATGCATATGAAATCACAAACCGTATACGTGATGAAGAACGCAAATGGCCAATGTGGGATATGGTAATTGGTGCTGTAAAGCATGAAGGCCACATGTGGGGTAAATTACGCAACAGA